ATAAAGACATGAGGGTTCTAGCCATAGATATTGGCTATCACAATATGGGTCTCGTTCTTGCCGAGTTTGAAGACAATCCGAACATTAGAGTTGAGTACATAAAGAAAGTAAGTCTTGAAGACTACAAGTACCTCCGCACGAACGATATGGTCGACCTCGTTCCTTTATTTGTGGAAGACCATCAAGATATATTCGACAGTGCTGATAAAATACTCATAGAGAGACAACCACCCGGAGGATTCACAAATATTGAAATTCTATTACATTACATGTTCAAAGATAAAGTTGTGTTAGTTTCACCTGTGAGCATGCATACACATTTCGGTATGAGACACCTTGACTATGAGCAACGGAAGGAAAGAACTGTTTCCATAACAGAGAAATACCTAAAAGATGAGATACCATATGAAAGAAAACACGACATAGCGGATGCGTTTTGTATGATTGTGTATTACAACTTCAAAGTTACGACCCATATTTTCGACCGGTTTAGATTTTTTCCCAAGGTATAGTAAGATGCCAACAGCTAAGCAACTTCAGAACGCCAAGAAGAAGCTGAAGAAAACTCCCAAACCCACAGGGAACAGTCCCAAATTACCCACCTCTACCCTCCTTCGTCTCATAGCAGCCGATCCCAAGATCGGGCGGGACAAAGCCTTCATCAAGCGTGCGCATGAGCTTGCGAAGAAGACTCCTCGCGCAAAATAGTAATCGCATTTGTGACGTATTCAAACATGTCAAAAATTTCACTGGTATTGCGTCTCTCGAGTGCCGCCTTAAGCTTATCAACGTTGTATTCGAGTGAACGTTTTTCCTTCTCCAACTCTTCGAGTTTCTTTTTGAAGTTTCCTATCTTTTCATTGATGGTGCGTGTATTATTTTCCATATTGTTGTCAAGTCTAGAAATTTGCTTTTCATAATGTTCCTTCTGTTTCCTCAGAACTTCCCTCTTTACCTCAGAGGTGCACCTATCAATTTGAATATCTATCCTCTGCGTCTTTTCTTCAATCTCGTCAAGTTCTTGCATGTATGAAGCGTGGTACAATTCGAGATTGTACTCCAGCCTTTTGATTTCGTTTTTGAGTTTGATGTCCATTTTCTGATTTACTTTACTTTTTTACTTTTAAGTAGCATACTTAGGTCATCAAAGAATAAATCAAAATGTCCTAGTCTATATTGAACGAAGGCCCAAAGAACGAAAAATAGGGTCTTGGTTAATTTATTTATCTCAGTCTCAGGCATCTTATATATTGGTCCAACAACCCTTCCCATAAAGGTCTCATCCTTATGTTTACCAGTAACGTACATCTCCGCCTGTGTGAGAGCACAAGTATCGTCGTTCACACTCCAATGATAAAAGATGAATGGAATTACCATTGAATAGAACTCAAGGTTTCTGCGGTTATTCGTGAAGGGTACGATGAGAATGGCCAACAGGAAAATGAGGTGAATGAAGAATATTATGTTCATCTATTATAAGATGACAGAAGAAAATATTAACATGGAAAAAATGTGGAATGAATACCACGAAAACGTGTTACGTCAGTGGGGTGAAGCTTCTGCGTGTTACAGGTATATGCATCACAGAGCCTTCTTAAAATTTAAACGTCTGAGCTTACGGTTTAATTTACCCGTCATTGTGTTGTCAACTGTAACTGGTACAGCGAACTTTGCTCAAAGTACGTTCCCCGAGAGTATGCGTAGTTCCGCACCAGCTATAATTGGTGGTATGAACCTGATAGCTGGTCTTATAGCAACGATCATGCAGTTCCTTAAGATAAATGAGTTGATGGAGAATCATAGGACTGCTGCGTTAGGACACGGAAGCCTCTCGCGTAATATTAGGTTACAACTTTCCCTTCCCCGTGACGAGCGTAAAAAGGAAGGTCTCAAGTTTGTGGAAGAATGTAAGTCTGAATATGACCGTCTCCTCGAACAGTCGCCCCCTATACCGAAACAGATTCTGTTGAACTTTGACAAGGAATATCCTATAGAAGGTGTGTTCACTAAACCCGAGATCCTGAATGTGCGTGCGATTCCACCCCTAAAGCCACCTAAAACCGTGACGACAGCGGAAGCCATCACAAAGGGAACCCCCTTTGAAAAAATAGCTGAGATGTTGGCACCTAAGGAAGAGGAGGAGTATGAAGAGGAAGAGGAAGAGTATGAAGAGGAAGAAGAGAAAGACGTCGAGCAAGGTACACCAAAAGAATAAACATGATGACATTCATCAGAACTCCACATGCGACGTATGGTAAAATTTTCCTTTTTAAAGGTTTTACGATACGATCTTGTAGTGCGTCATTCTCAAGCACCAAATCTATTGCCTGATTAGTAAGGTCATCAATGGATTCCTTCATTAAAATTATTCCACAAAAAAATGAAGTCGAAAAAACCGTGGACACTATTCACACTAAACAAATTGAACTCATTCGTAGATACGTTCGTGAAGGTAAGAATGTGTTCATCTGTGGAGGAGCGGGAGTTGGAAAGTCCTACATTCTCAAAAAAGTTTTGGAGGGGCTGAACCATGTCGAACTTCAATCTGAACATCTCAAAAGTAAATGTCTATTTTTACCATTTATTAAACCATCGTGTAAACATGTATTTATCGAGGATTACGACCCCATATTTAAACCTATAATCGAAAGAGTTTCCGATGGAGACCCTCTCACACGTGGTTCACTTCTGGTCACTTCGACGAACATGTGTATGTACCCAAAGTTTGAGACTGTTTTTGTACCAAAACATAAACCGGAGACTCTTCTTTTACTCACCGACGAGAGAGGGCCAAAAGCCGAGAATGCGGCACATCGCTGCAAAGGGAATATTCGAAATTTCTTCACGTATTTGGATGGCTATGATGAGATGGATGACTTTAAAACCCCAAAAGAATTTATAACAGAAATCTTATGCGAGCAGGGTCCGTTAGAAATTTTGGATAGTGTATCTGAACATGGACACTTGTGGGATATATTTCAAGAAAATTACCTCGACTCTAAAGGTGTAGACGTCGTCACCACATCCAGCTCTTTCTCAGATGCGGATTATTACGATACATACATCTACTCATCTGGAAATTGGTTTCTCATGCCTTACTTTGTGCTACACGCCCTCACGATACCTAAACACCATCTCGGAGAACCTCTCAATAAGGATAAGATTAGACCTGGAAGTTGTTGGACGAAGCTTGGAAACTACAAGATGCGTAAACAAAAGTACGATGAAATCAATAAAAAATCGAGAATGGGCTTGGGGGTTGAGGAACTTTGTCTTCTTAAGAATTATGCGGAGAAAGGAGACCTAAGTAAGCTCGTGGAATATAAAATTTCACCTCAAGATTTCGACGTCATCAATCATTTGGCTGTAGGAAACGGCTTAAAATCTAGAGACGTAACTAAAGTAAAGAAGGCTCTGAAGAATGTCTACGAAGGAGGAAGAAACTGAAGTCGAAGAGTGTGTCAAGGTTATCGGGAATGAAATCCTCTTCTACGCTGATGTGGATAGAGAGAACGCCCTTGACTTTGTTGAAAAATTTAAAAAATTGGAGATTGACCTTCTCAAGAAAAAGGCGGAATTGGTGGGTTACGAACCATCAATTCGTATTCACATCATGAGCGACGGTGGTGACATCTTTGCAGGTATGACGTTAATGAATACAATCGAGACATCCCGTGTAAAGGTTATTACCATCGCGCAGGGGTCCTGTTGTAGTGCAGCGACGTTCATGCTTCTCGGAGGTGCTGAGCGAAAGATGGGCCGGAATGCATACGTTCTCATTCATCAGATCTCTACGGAAATGTGGGGTAACTTTCAGGAACTTAAACACGAATTGAAGTCGACAGATAAGTTCATGAAGATGTTGAAACGTATGTATCTCGAGAAAACTCAGATTCCTGAGAAGATGCTCAAGAAGCTCATGAAGAAGGATATCTATCTCAGTCCAAAGGACTGTCTCAAGTATGGAATCGTTCACGCCCTTGACTAATTGTGACTGAGCGTTTATATAGAGCTAGTGCACATACAATTATTAATATAACACAAAACGTATTTAAATTCATTGGCACTGTCGTGCTTTCTGGTAACCTAAGTCGCTCCATTCTACCATAATTTACAACTGGTAAATCAGACATCTATTTAAAGCTGAGATATTAATATAATAGAATGGAACGCCTTATAAAGAAAGACAAAAATGGTCGCGAACGTTTTACAGACATCAGTGTTGTCAAATTGGCAGATGGAACCGCTGACATCGTAAAGTCCACGGGTGTCTTGGGAACAGAGAACGTGTCTACTTCTCGAATTAACGTGAGGACAGGGTATGAGAAGGCGCTCATGCGAGCCCAGACCATGTGGAACAACGAAAAGACCAGGTGTACCGAAATTCTTCCCATGTTGGCAAATAAATGGGAAGATCGACAGAAGTACATTTCCGAACCTTTTTACGTCCAACCCAAACTGGACGGTGTTCGTCTTCTCGTCTCGAATCAAGGGTGTTTCTCTCGAACCGGCAAGCCTGTGAAGGGTGTTGAACATTTGGCCCGTGGTCTTAAGGATGG